GGATACTCTTTTGAAGAACTAAGAGGAGTTGTAGCACAGGCTGTTAAGGACCTACCTTCGAAAGTAGAGGTTCTCAATAGAATGCAGATTAGAATGTTAACAGAGGAAGAAAAAAGACAGTTGGCAATTGATGCAATGCAACTACGTACAAACGTTATAGATGCTAAGTACGATGATGAGACAATTACAGATTTACTAACTCCAATACGAGATGCTGATAACGGGGATGATCTATGGACAATATTTAATATCATTCAAGAAAAAATTACTCAAGGAGGATATTCAGCTGCTCTAGTAGGAGCCAAAGTAAGGAAGGTACGTAAGATTAAATCTTTTGAAAAGGATTTAAAAGTTAATCAAGAACTATTTAAGCTTGCAACAGCACTAGTAAATTAAATGAACAGAGACATTTACATACAGATGAGAAAGACCAACCAATATGATTTTGGTTGGTTTTACGAATACTATATAGACAACAGGGATAGTAAAAAAGATACTATTCCTTTCGAGATCTTTATACAAGCATTTAGGATGTATTTCCAAATGAGGAGTAAGGATATTCTAGAGCATCTGGATAAAAAATTTGGAGTACAGTTAATAGAAAACAAAGAGGGACAAATAATATACATCAACTAACATGGAAAAAGAGAAAAAAGAAAAGGGTAAGAAATACTACCAGACTATTTTAAAGAATGGTAAGACGTACGGAAAATTGTATCGTACACCACAAAGTGCTATTAGAGCTGTAGGTGTACAGAATATATTAAAGCTGATAGAAATAGATGCTCGTTTGGTTGATCAAAAACATATAGACTAATAAAAGTAAAATAATGGAAAATTTAATTAAGGGACTTGGAGCAGTTGGGATGGGTATCGGTATTATAGTACTACTGGGAATGGTAATGACCTACCCCGTAATGATGCTTTGGAACCACTGTTTAGTCGGAGCAGTGGACGGAGTAAATGTAATTGGAGCTTGGCAAACAGTTGGAATTTTAATACTGTTTCAGATACTATTCAAGTCAGATCTCAGATCAGGAAAGTAATGGTAAGAAAAACGTTTAGTCCCCTGGAAATAACTCCCTTTAAGGAATCTAAAGTAGACTTTTGGGTCGGTACGGCTCACTACAGGGTAGAAGGAAAGAAGATATTATTTTGTACAGGTGGAGTAGAATCTGAGAAAGCTATAAAAGAACTTGAAAAATACTTAGAGAAAAAGTTGGTAGTTTAGGTTATAATAATTATCTTTAGGTATAAATTTAAAACAAATAAAAATGATACTAGACTACAAGTTAATAGACAACCTAGAGTTTGACGGAATTGATAGAAGAGACTGTCCAGATTTTTGCGATGCTTATATTACCTCAGCAGACTATGACGGTAAAGAAATGACAGATGAACAACTAGATGTAATAAATGAAGATGCGGACTACATACACGAGCAACTTCAGGAATACCTCTATTAAAATAAAAACAAATAAAAGTTATGTCAAAAGAAACACTAGAAAAACTACAACAGTTTGTTAACGAATCAAATCTTACGAACTCTTCTACAGATAAACTTACTGTACTAAGAAATTGGAGCAATGATGAGGACGTTAAGAAATGTATACACTATACGTATAACCTTTTTAAGAAGTTTAACACAACTTCTAGTAACTGCATTAAGAGGTCAGATTTAGTGGGACCCCCTAAACGTTACACGGACATGCTTAAACTATTGGATGATTTAAACGATAGAAAGATAACAGGGCATTCTGCAATTCAAGCTATGAACTCTTTTGTTAGGGACCATAGTGATTACAAAGATCTAATATGGTCTATCCTAGACAGGAACCTTAAGACAAGATCAACAACAGCAATGATTAATAAAATAATCCCAGGTCTAGTTCCAGTATACGAAGTAGCTTTAGCTTTAACATACGACAGTAGTACTTCAAAGAAAGTTGATTGGACAGATGGATGGTTTGTCTCAAGAAAGCTAGATGGAGTGAGGTGCATTTGTACCATAGATGCTCAAGGTGAACCTACATTCTTCTCTAGAAAGGGTAATGAATTTTTAACTCTAGGAAAGCTTAAAGAAGATATTAAAAAACTAGATCTATCAAACATGGTTTTAGATGGAGAGGTTTGTGTAGTAGATGAGAATGGAAATGAAAACTTTACTACAATTGTTAGTGAGATTAAAAGAAAAGACTTTACAGTGGAGAATCCAAAGTACATGGTTTTTGATCTACTCACAAAGGAAGAGTTTGAAGCAAAGAAATCAGATAGAAGGTTTGCCGAACGTTTTGCAGCTTTAGTAATTGTTTTAGGTCTTACGGAGGTGGATAGAATAGAAGAAGTCAGCCAGGCGCGAATAGCTAACGAGATCGACCTATTATCCCGAATCCAAAAAGCAAAAGAACTTGGATGGGAAGGATTGATGCTACGTAAAAACTCTACATACAAGGGTAAGAGGTCGGATGAACTACTAAAGGTAAAAGCATTCCACGATGCAGAGTATGTTGTTGTGGGTACAGAAAACTCCATATCAAGAATCATAGTAGAAGGTAAAGAGGTAGAGATTGAGTCCCTAAAGAATATAATAGTTGTTCATAGGGGATGTAGAGTACAGGTTGGTTCAGGATTTAGTCATGAACAAAGAAAACTATATTATGAACATCCAGAACTAATAGTAGGTAAAGAAGTAAAAGTACAGTACTTTGAAGAGACTAAAAATCAAAATGGAGGATATTCATTAAGGTTTCCAACCTTTAAAGTAGTCTATGAAAATAGAAGAGATTTTTAATTAAAATAACGTTATGAAAATAGAGAAAAGGGAAACAGAAATTTGGGAAGGAACGTATAGGGGTGTTGACTTTGAAATCAAACATTTTAGAAGGCCGCCAAATGAATTTAATCATGAAGAAACACATCATTGGACTTACTACCTAATCATTGATCTTTCAAAAATACCAAAAGAAAGTAAGCCAAATCAACTTTGGTTAAAGGCTAAGCCGGATGATAAGGGAAGAGTCTTCTATAGGTATAACAACTGCTTTCTTATTAGTCATCTAGACTTTCACGGAGGATGTACATACTATTCTAAACTTGGGGGGTTTGATGGAAGTAGTAGGGTTGTTAAAATAGGATGTGATTACCAGCATTTGTGGGACGAAGGTTACATTTATGACCTAGAGTGGGTAACTGGAGATGTTATAAAAACAATAGAACAGTTCCTAACCTATATCCCGGATTATAAATATTGGTGTCAAGGGAATGGAGGACTATACAGTTTAAGTGAAGGTGTTGTAATGAACGGAACATTTCGTAGTAATGACTATTTCAAAGCTAAAAAAGCCACACTGAAGTAATCCCAGTAAGAAGAATAGTTAGAAGTATAGTAAGTAATATACCTGTAGAAGATAGATAATAAAGGATAATAGAGTATAGATATAAAGAGTTCTAACAAAGGGAATATATAGTGGTTATAGTGATATAAGGAATATGTATAGAGTGTGGGAGAGATAAGGAGATAAAGGGATATAAGCTACTACAATGAAAGGGTAGAAGAGTGTAAGGGTAGAAGTAAAGGAAGGAAGGGTAGAGACTAAAAAGGAAGGTATAGGGAGAGGTATAAAGAATAGTAAGAAAGGTAATAGTATGTGTAGAGGAGAGTATGGGTAAGGAAAGAGATAGAGAAAAGGGAATTGAGGGCCTGCACAGCCTTCCTTAGGACTTTCTAGAGGGGGGACTAATACTCCTTTTACTCTCCTCTAGTTCTACTACTAGACTATAAGGAGAACCTAAGAAACACTACTAGACTATAAGTACAAACCCGGCCCTAAACCCGGCCCTACACCCGCTACAGACCCGGCCTACAAACCCACTAAAGAAAACCCTTCCCCCTTGGAAAGGTAAAAGAGACCTATTTATTTATGTCAAAAGGAATGTTCTCCATTACTTTACTTGACTTACTAACTACCCGGACAGGAGCCGTATAAGAATGTAGGAACGTAGTAGGTCTTTTATATAGGAAAAAGAAATAGCCTCAGAGACTTTTAGCTTTAGTAGGAGGAAAATACCTATTGTGGGTACTGAATTAGCTCTTATTGTCAATGTGAGTATATTAGATGCTCGACCTATTACTCAGGGTCTTTTTCCTATGTCAGGGTGGCCCCTTAATCCTCTAGGACCTACTAAGGTATGGGGAGAAACTTAGATACTTTCCTTAAACCCTACTTCCCTTTTTAACCTACATTCCTTTTTCTCCCACAAGAGGTAGAGAGCCCTTCCTAGGCCTGCCCTCCGGGCCTCCGAGAGCCTCAGGCCGTCTGCAGAGCCTCAGCCACCCTGGGGGGGAGAGAGGGAGGTACAGATCCGTCCACTCTTCCGATCCCCTATGGACCAGGCCCCATAACCCTTAGTAAGCTATTTCTCTAACTTACCTAAAGATAGTAAATTTAACTAAGGCTACCAACTATTTCCTTAATCTATATCCATTCTAAATAAGAGAAAAGGTTTGGTAGTTAGGAAGAAAGGTCATATCTTTAGCTAATAACAGAAACAAATAAGAGTTATGAAATACACAGTAAACAGTCAAGGAAACCTAGAGACATCGTTTGAGACAGAGGTATTTGTAGACAACGGGTACTCTAATAGGTCTTTAGGAAAGAAAACTTCAGAGATGGAACTTTTTAGGGACAGTAATAACAAACCTTCTTTTATAGAGTGGATTGTTAACGGTGGTGAGTATGTTGAGGGAATAGGATTAGTTTTTGAAGGAAAAACCTTAGTAGATTACGATGGAGTTTTTGACCTACCGAAAGAGGCAGTTCTTCTAATCCGTAAGGCAGGGTTTAGGGTTCCTAATTCCTTTCTATAAAACAGTAATTCCCTACAAAAGAAGTGGGGCCTTATACTTGTACCTACACCTATAGGACCATAGGAGAGAGAAGGTAGAGATAAGGGAGTTACGATGCTCCAGGAGGGGGAAGAGAGTCCACTGAGGAAGTAGAGAAGGAAGGGAGATAAAGGGTTTTCTTTTTTTTAAAAATAACTATAAAAAGGTTAGTTGGTCTGAAAGTAATAACCTATCTTTAGGGTGTTAATAAGAGTTATTAACTATATAATTAAACAAATAAAAGTTATGAGAATACAGGCACCGGTAGGTAATATTCGTCCTTGGCTAACCTCAGGAAAGATTTATGAGGCATTTAATATAGAACCTGAGGTTAGTACGAAGTTAGGACGTTCCTTTAACGTTATAGATGATATTGGGACAAAAATATTCACTAATGAGAAAGGCTCTGATCACCTAAATGGAATGGATTGGATTATATTGGATATCTTCCCTACAGGAGTTAAAGCTGCTATAGAATCTATAATGAATTCAGCATACATTCAATCTTTCGATATTGATGATAGGCAATCTATGAGAGAGTTGCTAGAGAGGGAACTAATAAAACTATAGGGGAATATGAAAAGATTATTAGGAAGGGACCTAGAGGTGGGTAAAAGGTATTGGTTGGATACTGGACTTGATATATCAGGGGAACTAGTATCAATTGATAAAAACGATACTATATGGTCAGGTATCCAGGGGAAGGAACTATACACCTTATCTTCTGAAGGGACTGTAAAGTTAGAAAGAGATTCAGGATTTTACGAAATAAACAAATAAAACAAACTATGAAAAATAAACCAATATTCTTAATTCTACTCTTATTAACAGTAGTAACATTTGGACAGGGCTGCCCCAAGTATTATACTCCAGGGGAAGATTACCTTCCATCACAATTTTCAGTCTATAAGGGAACGGAAGATACTACAGGGGGTGAGATAGCTATACAATTAAGGAAGATGGTCTATGGATTTGGCATAGCTGGCTTTACAGGGAATATAATAGAAGACACTCCACTTAGAAATAAAGCAATATATGGAATAGTAGCTTTTCAGGTAGAAGACTTTATAGTAGGTAGTAGAGTAGGAGTAGGAAGTAACATAACCTTTATAGGGAATAGAAAGGTATTGGGAAATGATAGGCCTTTAGTGGGTCTTTTTATAAGGTATAACGTACTTAGGTTTGTAGGAGTAGGGATAGGATACGATACTTTCAATAAGGGAACTTATGGAGTAACTTTATCTTTTTAAAAATAACTATAAAAAGGTTTGTTAGTCTAAAGTAAATAACCTATCTTTAGGGTGTTGGTAGTAAGAGTTACTATTAACTAAATTAAATAAATAAAAGTTATGAAAAGAGGAACAGTTACAGGAGAAATTAAAAGTATTTTAGGGGAATTGGGAATTAAAATTAACTATTGGAAGGTCTTTTCAGATACCTACCCTAAAGGAAGAGTAGGGGTAAAATTTAGTGAAGTATATTTAGATCCTACTCAAAAAGATATAGTAAAAACCAAAATGGAGGAAAGGGGATTTAAGTATAGTTTTATCAAAGAGAATTTAAACTCAGACTCAGAGTATGAGGGAACGAGATTCTGTTTCTACAATAGGGAATATGTGAACTAAAATAATTTAAAAAAAGTTAGCAGATTATTTGTTAGTCTGCTTTCTTTTACTATCTTTAGGTAAAATAAAAAAGAACAGTTATGATGAATATTAATTATTTCGTAGACAGTGCAGAGAATTCTTTTCAAAAGGAATTTAATGACGATTGGGAAGATGTAATTCAGGAAAAAGGAGACGACTTTACCATGTTAATTACAGAAGATAATTTTACCTTAACAGTCCTTTGGACTACAGAAGGAAAGTATAACGGTCATCATTCCTTCTTTTTGGGGTATGACGACGATTAGGGACAATTACTCACAATTAAAAATAGGACCATATGAGTGAAAGAGACTTTAGAGGAAGCTGGAAATTAAAACCAAAGAAAGGAAAAGGCTTTAAAGAGCCAGTGGTAGGTATGATCTACACTGACGGACCTACAATAGGTATGTTAGTCAGTAAGGTAGGAGATTCTGGAATACTGAGGACGAAGGAAGGGCAGGAGATAAGGGTCCAGAAGATAGATTTAAAATTAATCGGATATTAAAGATAAGGAATAGAGATATATAGTTTCATAACCTATATTGTTTAGTTGGGGCTGGTCCTAGGGTGAAAGTTCTAAGGACCTTTCCCTTATACATATCCATTCTAAATAAGAGAAAAGGTTTGGTAGTTAGAAGGAAAAGGCTTATCTTTAGGTAAGTTAATAAGAGATAAAAACTAAACAAACAAACCTTATGAAAACAATTAAAAAATTACAACACACTCTTAAATTTGATGGGAAAATTTTCTACAGTTCTTCTTTTCTTGCAAATGAAAAAAAAGCATTCGATCCTTCTCAATCTTTAAAAATTGGGAATCAACTATTTTATCAATCTAAAAATACCATAAAATAATTTAAAAAAAGTTAGCAGATTATTTGTTAGTCTGCTTTCTTTTTACTATCTTTAGGGTGTTGGTAGTAAGGGGTACTAGTAACTAAATTAAACAAATAAAAGTTATGAAAACATTAGAATTAGATTTAGGGGTCTTAACATTGGACCAACAGAGGAGTGTAGATGATTTTGTTCTGTGTTCAAAACAGTTTTGTAATGCCTGTGTAGACAATTACCTTTCTATAGAAAAGGAACTATTGGGTGCAGGCTTCATTAAGGGCCTAGACTTCACTAACGACCACTCTGTAGAAGAGGTGACTGAGGAAAGGTCCTTTGGATATGGAGATAGTCAATTTAGTAACACACAAACATCCTTACACAGTAAGGGAAGTGTAAGATTGCTCTACAAGTACTACTATAGTGGAGAGAATAGAATAGTTCAGAATAGTTCGAGCGTAGGTAAGGAAGGAGATAAATTAGAGTGTGCAGCAATAACAGGAAGCTACAGAGCTCTTAAGGCTGTTACATTATTACGTAAGTTGAAAGAAAAGAATCTACGAGCACAGGTAGAGTTTAGAGCTTTCAACAAAGAGCTTACAATTATCACTGAGACTATGGAGAAATATAAAGAACTATTTCCTAAGGCAGAAGTTAAGAAAGATAGAGGCTCTACGCACTATGGAGGTAGAGGAAACAGAAGTAGCTATTTCGACACTGTGGTTATAAGATTCGAATCAGGGAGTCACATTACATTAAGGATGGGATATGAAATGGGAAAGGAATATGTAACAAATATGTACGACGTAAAAGTATCTAAGATGTCAGTAGAAGAGAAAGTAAGGTCCTTATATATCTAAATAAAAGGAACGAAGAAGGGAGTTACTTAGTTAGTAGCTCCTTTTATTTTTAAAAATAACTATAAAAAGGTTTGTTGGTCTGAAAGTAATAGCTTATCTTTAGGTAAGTTAATAAGGAGATAAAAACTAAACAAATAAAAGTTATGACAAGAGAACAATTTATGGAAGGGGCAGAGTTTAAGTTACCTTTTACAACTAGTACTTTCTTTATGGAAGTTGATTCAATAAGCAGAGTTTATAAAACTACAGACCTAACAAGGAACATCATGGTAGATTACGAAGCTAACATTTTAAAGGTAGGTAAAAAGAGTTTTACAGCCTACAGGTTCATTTTAGGAAAAAAGATCCAAGTTACTCACAAGTTTGAGGACTTGGCACTTTGGGGAGAATAAAGTAGTATTTTAGGGAAAGGGGACTTAGGTCCTCTTTTTTCCACCTGACGTCAAGGTTAGGTCAAGGTTACGTAAAAATGAGAGTTAATTTAACTCAACGGGTTTAGGGTCGGGTCTCCGCCCCCCTACTGGTTAATATACTTCTCTAATTTTTCAAATACGGGCTCATTATATATTTACCCACCTCTCTCAACTGTTTCTCCTCCTTATTATCAATATGTCAATGAACTTCTATATGTCGAACTTCCTCTTATTTTCTTATACCAATATAGTAAATACCTTTCAGGTACACAACCCTAGATTCTAAAAAAAATTTTGGCCAACTTTTCCTAATACCGGATCTTACCATATTTATATTAAATGAATATCGATAAAATATTTTCGATTTTTGAAACTAATGAAGATCTTTCCACAGAAGACCTCCTAGGGTCACCCTATATTCTACTAGGGACTGTAATAAAAGGTATTCTCAGCTACCCCTTTGTTCACAACTTTTATAAACATAAATACGGAGAAACCTTCTCTAACCTTGAGGCGGACCTAAAGATGAACTACTTTACGGGACTGTTTAGTTACTTGGGGAGAATTAAGGAGATTGATGGAGAAACGGTCTCATACCTTAAGGAAGACTTCTCAGAGGAAGTAATTAATCAGATATTTTCAGAAATGTTAAGGTACTTTGAAGAAAAAGAGTATTATGAAAAGTGTATCATTATAAAAAAGAATTTCGATTATTTCCAAGAAAAAGTTGGTACCCCGTAATAGTTTTACTATCTTAACTCTATACAAATTAAAAACTAAAAAGTTATGCTATTATCAACATTTTCACAAATAACCGTTTACATAATTATCGGACTTACTACTGCTTTTTTAATAGACCGTACGATTAGGAACTATACTACCGAGGAACCTTACACAACTAACGAGATTTTCTGGGTTATTTTGCTTTGGCCGCTAAACGTCCTTTTCTTCGTTACCTACTTTATCTACAATTTTTTTAAATAATATTGTATGTATCAAGAAAAACTAAGCTTTTCTAAAGCACTAAAACTCGAAGAGGACGGACACATTACAATCGTTGACGCGTCCCCCGATTCATTGGAACCTATTTTACACACTAACGGCAAGTCTTGGAAAGATAACTTCATAATACTACAAAGCAGAGCAACGAAAGTTAATATTGAAAAAGTAGTATCCTTCTTCGGGTGTAAGTTTATTATAGAGGTTTTAGATCCGGGTCATTTTTCCTGGAGATATTTACATGGACTCGAGAATAGTATAATAGTGGAGAAAGTTCAGGACGAAATAGAGTACGTTTACGTACTTATGAATAAAGGATACCCAGGTATAGTAAAAATAGGTATGACGACTACAACGGTAGAGAAGAGAGTAGCAGGTATAAATGCAACTTCGACATTAGTAGAATGGGAACCTATCTTTGCTTTACCTGTAAAAAAGGGAAGTGCACTTAAGATAGAGCAGCAAGTTCATAGTTACTTTCAAGTACTAAGACAGTCTACTAACCTCGGCAATCAAAGAGAATTTTTTACCCTTAGTCCTTTTCAAGCTATAGATAAGATTAGAGAGGTAGGAGCAATGTACCAAGTAGGTGAACCTATACTATACTAAAATTAAATAAACACATGTATAAAGTAATATTCAATTATGAAGAAAAAGACTTTAACAGTCTCACTCTCGACAGTGTTCTTCCACATAACTCACTACTTGAAGTAGCTTTAGAAGTTCATATAGATCTAGATTACGACTGCGGGGGCAATTGTGCCTGTAGTTCTTGCCATATCTACGTAGTAGAGGGAGACGAGTACTTAGAACCCCTTACTCCTGAAGAAATATATTTTCTAGAGAGGGTAGAGGCACTAGGATCTACCTCAAGGCTAGCCTGTCAATGTATACTTTTAGAGGGTGCAGGAAATATTGTCGTTAAGGTTCCCATAAAAAAAAGTTACTAGGTGGGTGATGTATATATTACTTATTTGCGCGAGGGTACTGTACCGAAACCCCCCGAAAAACCGCAGTAGTTTATTAGAATTATTTTTATTATTTTATAACTATATTTTAGTAGTATAGGATATTAGTACTACTATATAGTATAATATAATATAATATAATAAGATAGGGTAAGTAGTGTAGTAGTATAATAATAATAATAATAATAATAATAATAATAATAATAATAATAGGAGTGTATGAGAAATAAAGGAGTTGTTCTAATAAAATTAGAAAGATTAGGGGCAGATATTAAGATGATAGGTTACCTTGTTCGACGTATGGAAAATGATGAGGCTTTTAATAAGGTAGGTACCATATTAGAGAAGTTAGAGGACATTGTGTCACTATTAAATTCAGAATCTCAAGATTAGTCTTATGGAACTAACAGCAGAGCAAATAGGGTCTAATTGGGCAAAACACCTTAAAATAGTTAAAACTTTCGTTACTGGAGAAAGAAAAGAACAGTTACTAGAAATGTACGAAGAACTTGCAGATACGCTCGTATTAGCACCTGCCTCAGGGAAACCCTCATTTCATAATGCATTTCCAGGAGGCTATATAGATCATGTTAATAGGGTAGTGCAGTGTTCGTTAAAGGTTAAGGAACTTTGGGAAGGAATGGGAACAAGTATAAACTTCTCAGATGAGGAACTAGTATTTGCAGCTCTTAACCACGACCTAGGAAAGGTAGGACTAAAGGACACTCCGAACTATATAAAACAGACAGACCAGTGGAGGATAGATAAATTAGGGGAAAGATATACAAGTAATAAGGAACTAGAGTTTATGTTAATCCAAGATAGGTCCCTTTTTATTCTTCAACATTACGGAATTAAAATGACTCAGAATGAATATATGGCGATTAAGTTACATGATGGACTTTACGATGATGTTAATAAACCTTACTATATTTCATATAATCCAGATTCAAAATTAAGAAGTAATATTACCTATATATTACACCAGGCTGACTTTTTAGCTGCAAAAGTAGAGTACGATAGGTGGAAAGAGTCTTTAGGTGTAAAAAATAAATAAAAATAAATAAAAATATGTGGATAGTGGTAGTATTGTCAACGTGCTTAGTCTTAGTTTTAACCTACCTTGTATATAACCTACATAGGAAGGTTAGTAAACAAGAAGATGTTATAGAATCTCAAGTAGGTTACCTTAGGAAAGTTTCTTATCTTATACAGGAGTCGAAATTATATATAGATAAACTAGACGAGAGAGGTGTTTTTAGGTCAGATGACGAAATTGGAACTTTTTTTAATTTTATGAAAGAAATACAAGATACGATAAACACCTTCCGTCTACCGGAAGATTATGGAAAAAATAAAGAAGAGTAATTACTACTTTACTGCGGAAACAGAGGCTGCTGTTGTACTTTACAACTCAACCTCTGACCCTGTACTAAGGAATAGCATTTTTACTAAAGAGCTTTACCAACCGTTTTATAAAATGGCTGAAAATATTATACATACCTTTAAATTTTACTACCTAGATGTGGAAAGTATAGAACACCTAAAGTACGATGTCGTAACAATGTTAGTCGAAGATAAGATATGTAAATTTGACCCTAACAATGGAGCAAAAGCTTTCTCGTACTTTCAGACGATAGTAAAACGGTGGTTAATAAACTATAATAATATAAACTATAAGAAGTTAAAGCAAATAGGAACTTTTGAAGAAACAGACGATTCATACGAGACCGAACATAATTACGAATCGGAAAGAAGTATTAGCCTTAAGAAGTTAGTGGATATGTTTGTAGAATATTCCTACGAAAATATGGAAGAGCTGTTTATTAGATCACAGGAACAGGAAGTTGCTGATGCAATTCTAACACTATTTAAAACCCGTTACGATTTAGATATATTTAAAAAGAAAGCCCTATACATATACATTAGGGAAATGACAGACTGTGAAACACCTACACTAACGAGGGTAATTAATAAACTAAAAGAAATCTTTTGGGATATATATAGTAATTATGAAAAAGCAGGTTACGTAGTACGTAATAAAAACTAAGATATTTATAAGATAAAGAATATAGACATGGGATTAGAATTAACAATTTTCGGTAAAAAGAAATTTTCAGACCTATTAAAGGAGATTTACGACAACTCTAAGAAGAAAGATCAACAAATAAATGCACTTATAGGGGAACTAAGACCCCTTGTACTAAGTTTAGGAGACGCTACCCTAGTCGTACCACTAATAAAAGAGTATATGGAAATAGGGATTAAAAACGATGACCACCTAATTAAAATGGCTGCAATAGTACAAAGGATGGACAGTGGACAGAAAGGATATTCAGATATCTTTGACCCCGAAGAATTGGCTAAGATTTTGGAACAGTCAGAAGAACTGGGTAAAGGTAAGTTAGGAAACAAAGAAGAGTAATGGCGTATAGGTATCACATGAATGCCAGCTCGATAGGTAGTTCGAGAAGTGGAGGGAAGTCAGGGAAGAGTTCAACCGTACAGGTAGGAAGGGTCGTACACGTTGTGCTCGATTCTAACGATCCCCACTATAAAGACAGTAGTATGATTAATGGAGTTTTCTACAGGATGCTTACAGTTCCTACAGATGAAGTTAATGTAGATGGGTTACCTTTTGCACCTCAAGGAAACTGTACAATTAGGCAGATACCTTTACCGGGTGAAATAGTCTACCTAGAACCGGGACCAAGTTTTAAAACACTAGGAAGCCCAACCGTTACATCTCTTTACTGGACCGGGATTGTAAATATCTGGAATCACCCGCACCACAATGCAGCTCCAGATACAAAACAGTTGGAGTGGAAGGAGAGTCTACTGGGGGGGTTTAGTGAAGATAAGACAGTTAGCCCACTTAAAGCTAACCCCGGGGACACCTTATTAGAGGGTAGACAGGGACAGTCAATCAGGTTTGGGGGAAACAAAGGAACTGCCCTAAACTACATAGATGGCTTAAACAGTGGTAAACCGGTGGTAATTATTAGTAATGGACAGGTAGTAACAGGTAGTGGGAGTAAACTAGTAGAAGAAAATATTAACGAAGATAACAATTCAATATACCTACTTTCAGACCATAAAGTACCGTTACAGTCAGCTAATGATAAAAGAGATAGTTATACGGAGGTTCCAACAGTACCGGATCAATATAGGGGAAACCAAATAATAGTAAATGCAGGAAGGTTGTATTTTAATGCAAAAAACGAAAGCGCTTTTATTTCTGCAAAAAAGTCAATAGGGATGAATGCAAATACCCTAAATTTTGATGGAAAAGAGTATATATGTCTAGATGCTGGTAAAATCTATTTAGGTAAAGCAGCAAGAACTTCACCAAGTGAAACTAGGGAACCCCTTATACTGGGAAATCAGTTTGAGAACTGGATAAACGCTTTACTGGATTCACTAAGGGACGTCGCTACTGCAATGGCATCTGCTTCTTCGGTAAGTGGAGGACCCGTAACGAACCTAAATGTTGCAGGACCGGGACTGGAAGCAGCAATACGGTCGCTGAAAACTAGAATAAAGCAATTTAAGTCTAATAAAGTATTTACAGAATAGTGGTAGGTAAATCAAACATATCGGGAATTATAGCAAGACAGGTAGGAACACTTAAAGGAAGGCTGGTGTCTCAAATACAAAGTACAGTATTAGATATTCTTAAGAAGTTCTCAAATAAATGCCCTAACAGTAAGGAATTGCAGAAGATTATTAAGATACGTAACACACTAATAACGCATATTACTAGTTTTGAAAGTAGGGTACGTAAGTTTAGTTCTCTAGCAGACAAACTAAGTGGAGCAATTACAACTGCAAAGGCAGCTGTAAAGGTTATTAAGTCTATTCCAATTCCAACAGCAATTATACCGCCAATGTCGGGAGGACTTGGAATCCCAATTAACATACTAACCAGGTATAGTGATACACTAATACAGCTTGACAAACTTATTACAAGATTAGAAGATGAAAAGAATGCAATTCTTTCAATTGTAAATACAACACTATCGACCCTCGTCAAACTAAAGAACAAATTAGAGTCAGTAGACATAGCGATTCAAATCTGCGCTTCTAGTACAGGAAATAACTCAGCAGACTTAGTAGAAATACTGGGGATAGCACAGCCCCCTATTAGTTCAGAGAGTTTGCAACAGGGAGAAATATACAAGGGATACAAACTACTAATACAGCAAGATCCAAATTCACCGGCAATTGCACCGAAGAGGTATGCAATAGCACAAGATGGGGTGGGAATAACGGTAATATACGGTCCATCATCTTTTAGTTCAAATACAGAGGTACTTATTGACGAGTTAAAGTTTCGGATTGATAACTACTTACCATAATATAGGAACATAACTATTTATTTAATATGAAGACAGAGCAATTTAGTAAACTAATAAAAAAAGCGGTTAGGGAAGCAGTAAGAGAGGAAATGGAGACAATTTTATCCGAAACCCTTAAGCCCGTAGCAAAAGCAGGTTCTAGAGAACAGGTATACAGGGATTACGGTCCACTAACACGAAGTATGGAGAAGACAGGAGATACTATAATGGACCTTCTCAATGAAACGAGAAGAGAAATGCAAGTTACTTATTCGGAACAGGGGAAAGTATTAGAACACGGTGAGGATCCGGGAATAGGGAGACAGTCTACAGTGGACTACAGTTTAATGAACGAACCTGGAATCGATATTTCAAAGCTTAGTTTTGTTAAGAATGCTGCAGCTATTTTTAATGAATCGGTTAAAAAAGATAAAGAAAGATTAGGAGGATAATGGCATTTGAAATACAACAAAGAAATCCGTTAGATTTAAGACCAAGCGTTGGTATAGGGGTAGGACTACCATTTAGCTCAACCTCGGTATTTAATACTACATATACCACTCAGGAAGCACTAAAATCGAATCTTATAAATTTTCTCTTAACAGAACCGGGAGAAAGATTTTTAAATACAAACCTAGGGGCAGGATTGAGAAGCCTGTTGTTTACACAAGCTACTGAAGATAAACAAGTGGAGATAGAGGCGATAGTAAGATCAGGAGTATACAGTTGGTTCCCGAATATAGAAATAAGAAAACTGGTAACAGGTTCTACTCCGGATTCAAATTCACTTACTCTTTACTTAAAGTACAGTATAAAAAATACAAACATAGAGGACGAAATAGTAATAAACTTTGAACAATAATGGCTGAAGATAGAGATATAAAATACGTTAATAGAGACTTTACCGACTTTAAAGTTCAGTTGATGGAGTATGCAAAAAACTATTTTCCAAACACCTACAACGATTTTTCTCCTACCTCACCGGGTATGATGTTTATTGAAATGGCTGCCTACGTGGGAGATGTACTATCTTTTTATCAAGACACTCAGTTACAGGAGACATACTTACAGTATGCTAAAGTACCAAGTAACCTCTACAACATGGCCAATATGATGGGGTATAGACCGAAAGTTACAACAGTATCGGAAGTAGAGTTGGAATTTTCACATCTCGTTGATGCAGTCGACGGTCAACCGAACTGGACACAAGTACTACAGTTAGCAGCTGGAACACAGGTAACATCAAATAGTACGGGGCAGACAAGGTTCTATG